TATCCACTGTATGTAGTGGAGTGTACGAGCAAAGCAAGCGTCCAAACATCATGGGACTCCCCGACATAGTAAAGCGCAATTCTAAGCCCATGCAATGCAAAAGGCGGAAATGCGCTAGACGGTTTGCCATCACACGATCTTCAAACAAGAGACTCCATGGGTTAAACTGGAAAAACTCATCCGCACCGTTTCGCCACTCGAAGGTGGCGATCTTAACTTCGCGAGACAAAACTTCGTTGTTATCCAAGGAATCTGAACCTTGTACGGCGGTACCCAATCCTAGGCTAGCCATACCATGACCTAGGTGCTCACTGTCGTGAACAAGAAAAGAATTATTATTAATATTTGAAGCAGGTCCTATACGTATGTCATCAGGTTCGAACCCGAATTCCTGATTAACGGGTGGTACGGGAAGGCCGCCATGGCCGCGCTCCACTGAAGCCTCGAACACCTTTCCCAAGGATGAACTGGTAAACCGTGCAACAGAGCGTTGTGTTTCTTCCCAAGCTGAACAGCTTGAGGCATCTGCCAATAATGGCAGGGTGATGAGGCTGACCTTCATCTGCTCCTCAATATCCATTTCGGGAATCGAGGTTAGCGGGGCGAATTCTAAGACAGGACTCACCGTGGGTGGAATATGACCAAACGTTTCCTGATCCGCTTCAGAGTAGTAGCTGTCAATAAGCTTCTGCACTTCGGAGTAGGATCGCTCTAAATCATCAAACCACATGCCGCAGGCTAAGAACGCGCGAGCCACGCGAACGATGTATTCGTCAAATACCTCCTGTGGGTGCCTGCCGAGCTCCAACAAGAGGGGGTAGATTTGATCTTTAAGGTATTGCTGATCAGAGATCTCGGCGTTTCGCATACGCACGTGAAACGGTCTCATGATAGAATCCAGATCTAGCGGACAGTCGTACCGCTTTCGACGCTCTACCCAGCGCCATTTTCGCTTGCAAAACGTTGCACTTGCTCCGTCTCGCAGAAACGGCTGGTCCGCAGAAATTGCGGACTTATCGCCTGCCGTATACGGCAAATTGTGATCCTCGCAGAAAACTTGCATGGAACGCATGTTGAACCAGGGAACGCTAGATCGTCCTACCGAATCATCGCCCATAAACATGATCTTAACGACAGAATCATACTTTGGCGGGTGTACCATCTGCTGCGACTCAACAGTGTAGTAATATGCGCACATGTACAGAAGCTTATTCACAATTCCGTTGGCTTCGATTGTCACGCCATGACCAGAAACGTTCCAGCCGCTAATGGCAAGCAAGACACCAGCTATACTAATGTGCTTGGCAGTTAGGTCTTCGAAGTAGGTACGAATAGCACGAACATGCCATGCTTTCGCGTCGAAATGATCCGCTAAGCGAGCAAAAACAGCTCCAGCTGCGCGTATCATCTGACCATTCATCCTGACATCATACTTACTATAGTCGCCCTCGAGAATCTGGGTGAAGTCACCTAAGAAATACTCCTGCAGCTCCGTCCAATCGGAAGTGTAGACATTACAACCTTGCACCATACCAAAGATGAAAGGATGCAGGATCATGGTTCTCACCAATTCTGCCAGTAACATGCGCCCGACAATAAGAAATTCGAAAGGACAAACCATGAATTGGCGAACGATCTTTTTCTTTCCGGCGTATTCTTCCTTCATCACAGGCTCGTCTTTGCACGCCGCCCGCGTAAGGGGCGAACACTGTAAACCTCGGATGTACCGATGTTCCATGTCCTCAACTCTTTTACGGAGGAGGGCGGTCGGTTCTATGACACGAGTCGAATCTGGAAATTCCGTAATAGTCACGTATTTGGACTTCTTACCAGGCATATATACACCTGCCGCTGTGTTCAGCCTCATTGGCTTCGAGAAGCGATCTCCCGGAATACCGTTAAGGGCTTCCTCTATGGACCGGTACAACGGACCGGGGCGGTAGTTGCCCATTTCCGAAACAGCATGTCCCACATATTCGTTCACGACTCGTCTAACCAAAGAGGGGCTGATAGGTGACATTGGAGAAAGCGCATAATGGATGTACGCAGCGCCATTTCGGTTCGCATTGATTTTCGGTTTTTCAAACTTGCACGGTAGCCCTTGATCTTCGAGCGCTTCCGAAACCAGAGTTGTGCGCACTTCAGATTTGGGAGCCCGGGGTGGGTCAACCGTACCAGCAAGGTACGTATGCGGGGATTCAGCCTCAAGGGGAATAAATCGCATTGGATTGCGTTCACCAGGATCACTTTCCGGTGGCAAAATGCCTATTCCATGAATGTCCTCTCCGGGCATGTCATCTGCGATAGGAAGGGGCTCAAAACTCTGATGCGAAACCCTGCCATACATAGCCTGCTTGCTTGAGTTGAATCCTTCCAAATTAGCAACGTGAGCAACACCGGTTGTCAAGCCGCCTCCGACATGAAATCCTAGGATAACATGAGGGAAATCCTTATTGATAAGAGGAGAACCACAATCGCCAGCCTGAGTGCGCTGGTTTCCGACAAAAGTATATTGTACTGCGGGAGCCGCAGGAGTATTCTTGTTCGTGTCGGAAGTCGTGCATATGGGCAAGCAATCGGCGTACACCGTGTAAGTCTTCTCTCCGTCCGCATCACAGCGGACGAGTGTAGCCGCTACGGACCGCGTGGGCATCTTGCCGTATATAAGATCCCGAAGGTTGGGGCCGGGGGGGCCTTCCGATAAGACTAGGATGCAAAGATCTGCCACCTCATGGTACCGGAAGCTTTCTATTACCGCTTTGTAAGGAATCATGGTGGACCCAGCCACCGATCGCTGAACTGTTAAAACCACATCTGAATCGAACTCTTCCAATCGCGTGGCAAAATGCGCGGGAACGACAACTTCCCGTGTGCTGATTCGAGTGTATGATGTGGATATTTTGAGACATCCTTCCAAGTAGGAAAGACGTCCCACACATTTCGCCACCACTGAGAGAACTTGATCCTCGGTCATCGTGCGAACTTTTCCACTTACCTGAACACTCGGAGGTTTCTCTACTAGCGTACACCACATAGAGGTCTCTTTGGATCTTTCCTCCTGTGCTTCAGGAGTGGGGGCCAGTGACTGCTGAGTAACTAGCGTGTTGTTGAGCAATCTACGTGCGAACACATAAAAGAAGCCCAGTTGTCCAACGATCAGGGTGGCAAAAACACCGCGACTTCCCCTTAAATTGCGCTCAATGCAATAAGCGACGTGCGATCTGCAAGCTCTACGGGCTGCCCATGCGAAGTACACAAACAGAACGATAAGGCCAGCAATCTGGTATTTCCGGTATGGAATATCGTCACTGTAAAGCACGACAAGAGCGTAATGGTAGGCAATCAAAATCGGAGATATACGGATTGCAAAATTCAGCCAATTGCGCCCAACAACGCACATGGCGGTTTTCCAAATCTGATCGGCCATCAGTTTGGACACGAGCCGCGGAGCAGCATCGAAAAGTGGGTCAATCAGAGGCGCAGTGACGTTAGCATATGCATGGCATAAATTCGATAGCCACGCAGGAATAACAACTTGATACTGTTCTTCAACCGCGATCTCCTTGCACATGAAGCAACGCGCCTTAATGCGTCCATGCGTACACTGCTTGAAATCAGACATCCGAGACATCGTCTTCTTGAAAGTCTTCTGACCCTCGCGCCACTTGAGTAGTTTACCGCGACCATGCTCTTCCAACCACTGCAACAAGGGCATTGGTTCTGTGATGTACCTTCGCTTGTAATTCATGGATGTCGTATTGTCCGCGAAAAATTCATACTCTCGGACGACATGCTGATCGTTGTAGTTACCTTCGCTATCCCACACGTTTTCGCTATCAAAGCGTCCATTTGCATTGCTCGGACAAGAGGTCTCAAGCCAAACGAAACGCCGCAATAATGAAAGAGGGGCCGTTGTGACGCGTGATATATCACCGTCCCAATGATTCGTGGATCCCACGCCTAAATCAAACTTGTACGGAATCATACCTTTGAGGTCCAAATCCGCCTGGTTCGAATACTTAGCCACATTGCTCATCATCTCGATTGCCTTGATCATAATATGAACTTCCTTCGAATTTCCTGCATCGTCAAAAACCAGGATATTGGTGAGCTTAGTCAAACCCGAATCGAAATTGTCCGCGTCAGAGACATTAAAGTGATTGCGCTCTGGATCAGCTGGAAAACCACCTACGGACCCAAAATACGAAGCAGCCACATTCATAGCAGTTGACTTGCCCACGGACGTTTGACCGTAAAACATCAATCCAAATGCAGCTTCTTTAGGCTCCATTGTCATTCCACACATCTTAATTGTGCTATGAAGTACGCAGACGTGAGCGTATACACGCTGGGCTGCTTCCTTCTCGGAAAATGACCCGCCACTGGACTGTGCCAACGTGGCGCTAGCCTCGTGCTTTAAGGTAGTAACAGCTACTTTGTACTCCTCCATAGTCATGTTGTCTTCTTTCGGATTGATATTCCCGGCCTTGAATTTTGACAACAGAGCCTCATACTCGCATAAACGAGATGCAATGGTTCGAGGCATTAGGACCGAAGTGAGAGGGGCTCCTCTTTCGAGGAGCACGACCATCTCGTGGACAAAAAGGGCTATATCTATTGCGCAATCAACGAGATTGAATCGTGACATCTTAACTGCCTGTTTGTCCCACGCGCGGAACGCGTCGTATAACAAACCTTTCTGCTGGATCTCGTCTCCGCTACGCAGACCAAGTAAGGTTGCTACCATAAAACACTTCTTGACAACGGAGTAAGCGGGAATAGTTTCAGGATCCAGAAGACCGGTTTTCATGCTAAGTAACCAGTCTCGGACACTAGAGTCTGCCTGTGGTGTAACGTGCTTGGAACCCAAGAAATTCTCAATTGCAGCAAATGTCTCACGATTGACCATGAGAGCAACTGACGCAGTGAAATTAATCAATAAGTCCTGAAAAGTGTCAGCTTGCGAAATGATCACTAGTACAGCTGCTAATCGGTTCACGGCTTCCAGTACAACATGACGTGTTTCAACGACCGCTTTCGTGCTGGCAATAACCTCTGTGGGACCCTCGGTACACACACTCCATCGGGAAAACTGAGAATGTTCATCAGAACAGCCGAAGCCCAACGCTGAACCAGCGCTCATCAATGTTTCGTAGGCGCGTTGCCGTAAGGATCCGTCGCCCAGGTTAATAAAAGACTTACCTCCAACAGCAATCTCGGTAGGAATACCGGTGCTGTCTCCGGCGTCTAATCTATCTCCCTCAACGGACATCTGGGGCTTAACATGTCCCCACTTGCGCCTACGGTACGCAGATCGACGAGCCGCCTTTTCAGCTTGATCCGGGAAGACGCCTCCCACATCTGGAGGTCCTTGCACAAAAGAGGGTGGAGTACGAGCGATTTCGCTCGGCTCGTCCACCTCCTCGTCTGACTCGCTGATGGGAAAGACGCCACACCTTGCAGCATCATCATCCCAGACGCGGTCTGAATTACCAATATGACGACTCCGAAGGAACGCGTGAGGCGCTCTAGATTGGATAAATGCATACTTCTTCTTGTGTCGCTTCTTTTTGCGGAAGAAATCCTCCACGACGGAAGGAGCGGTCACGCTGCCGCAGCTCGCACGTCCAGCTCCTGGTGCGGACCAGCAATTAGGCGCTCCATGCATGCTCGTACAAGAGGATTTGTCATCATGCGCCTTAATGTGGGCTTTATTTCGTTTCTGCTTATGCAACAACGGAAACTCGGCTCGCTTGAAAGTGAAACATCCAGAATCCCCTCGTCCTGGAGATTCTGATCCTCCAGACCGCTGTAGGCTGTAACCACCCAATAAAGAGGGGTCTTTTGGACCAGTACCATTGAACATACTCGATGCTCGGTTGAACAGTATGGCGTCTGTTGTCCTACATTCGCCTTCCCACTCGGAGCGAATTTCACTAATCGTCTCTCCGGGTTGCTGAACAGTACAGCTAACTGATCCTGAATCGAACCGTATTCGTAATTCGCGGTTAGAATTGCCGCCAGAGTAAGAATCGTCTGTGGCGGTGTGGGTTCGGATGAGTTTCGCAAATTTCCGTACAGGGTGATTTTCCGAACTTCGCGAACCTGTGTCACGATCCGGACGGAATCGCCCTGACGACCTCTGCTTTCGTCGCATATCTCGACAATCCCCTGTAAGGGAGCTGCCGGAATGCAGGGGCCCGGGCTCGCGGCCCGGGAGAGGATACTCCTCACAAGCTGATTCATACTTCCTGACTAACTCAGCTACTTCAGGGAAGATTCCTTCTTCCGCAGCGACCTTTGCCGCCTTTTCCTCCTTAACCGCCTCCGCGGTTTTCTTAAGCTTAACTTGTCGCTTGCAAAATGCTGCGTGGCGAACAAGAAGCTCCTTCCGGGCCTCCTCACCACTGTGGAATAATCCAACAGTGGCGGGAGCGGGATAGGCCGCTAAGGCCGGGTTTACCCTCGAACAGATCTGACTCTCTAACGGAACTTGTGTCATGATTGCTAAATGGGGGGTAGGGGGTTGGTTTTTTACGTTACGTGAAATTATACTTAAAAGAAACGGTGCCGATACACCGGTAACGTGAGGAACTTAAAGTGTACTAACTCAAATTCCACAAAGTCGAAATAACGCTGATCATACAGATCCCGACACGATATGGCGCGATAGCAAATGGGTTTTTACCTGCTAATCGGTCGCACCAATGTCTCGATTCGGGCGTGTGTTTGAAAAGCTTTCAACGATGCTTCATAAGAGTTTTCCAACAGGAAGCTCTCTCTTTTATAGTGGTCACCACGACCACGTGGGGGGTTAACAGCTCCAATGGGCCGATAGGTGCGTCAGCACGCGGATCCGTCATCCGCGATACGTACCTCCCTGAAATCAATACCTTAAGCTTAACACGGTCTTAAGGAGTACTACGCTCTCCAGCGATGGGATCGGTCAACTTCCCAACCTGCTTGCCAAGCAGATAGAACGGTGGTTTAACGGATTGGCTGTCCGAAGATGCATCTATATTGTGCGAGAGTCAATTCACACTAGAATACAAACAATACGAGAGGGGTGACAATCCTCAAGCTATCCCGAAAATACGGGCCCTCGGCAATGAGGGGGGCAAAAGCCTCTTTGCGGGTTAACAGCCCAAATGGGCCGATAGGTGCGTCAGCACGCGGATCCGTCGTCCGCGATACGTACCTCCCAGAAATCAATACCTTAAGCTTAACACGGTCTTAAGGAGTACTACGCTCTCCAGCGGTGGGATCGGTCAACTGCCCACCCTGCTTGCCAAGCAGATAGAACGGTGTTTTAACGGATTGGCTGTCCGAAGATGCTTCTATGTTGTGCGAGAGTCAATGCGCACTAGAAAACAAACAATACGAGAGGGATGACAATCCTCAAGTAATCCCGACAATACGGGCCCTCGACAATGAGGGGGGCAAATGCCTCTTTGGGGATTAGGCCTAGAATTGAGTTTCACGATCGAAAGGAAGATGAAATGAACTTCATTGAATGGGTACATTGGACGTTCAAGCAAACACTCCAAGTTCAGATACATATCCATTCCTTCGCTGCCTGAGCCAACACCAAGAAATCGTCTCGAGGTGAGGGTGCCGAAGCACAGTAATTCTTTCTCCAAAGCTGCCAGTGAGCGGGCCTAAGCGCTCACAATTAACAGAAAG